CACACCAACTGGAGCAGAAGGTGAGTGGGTAGACTGTGATAATGTAAGATTCCGTTATGGAACACCTGAAAAAATAGGTGGATGGAAACAGCTTGGAGAAAGTAATCTTACAGGTGCAGGTCGAGGACTACATCATTTCGTAAATAGTTTAGCTAGAAAATACGCGATCATCGGTACAAATAGAATTTTATATGCTTTCTCTGGTGGTGTGTATTATGATATACACCCTATTAAATCTACAACAACGCTTACAAGTGCATTCAGCACGACCAACGGATCACCAACAGTTACAATAACTTTTGGTAGTGCCCACAGTATTAGTGCTGGAGATATAATATTATTAGATAATTTTTCATCTATAACAAATTCTAATTTTGCAGCTGCAGATTTTGATGATAAAAAATTTATGGTAACAACTGTACCTAATAGCACGACATTAACTGTTACAATGCCATCTAATGAATCAGGAAGTGGTGCAACAACATCAGGCGGTGTTAGAGTACAACACTATTATCCAGTGGGTCCAGCCGTTCAAGCAAAAGGTTTTGGTTGGTCATTAGGATCTTGGGGTGGAGAAGTAGCAGGAGAACCCGCAACTACATTACAAAATGGTATTACAGACACTGCAACAACAGGTATTATATTAGTTGACTCCTCTCAGTTTCCAACATCTGGGACAAACTTTTTAATTATTGACAGTGAAGAAATATCTTACACAGGTATATCTTCTAGCGGTGAGTTAACAGGTGTGACGCGAGGTGTAGCAGGAACAACAGCAGCAGCTCATAGTGGTGGTGCAACAATTACAAGTTCTACAAACTTTGTGGCTTGGGGCGAAGCAGCATCAGGAGATTTAGTATTAGAACCAGGTATGTGGTCTATAGATAATTTTGGTGATAAAGCTATTTGTTTAATTCACGATAGCGCTGTTTTTGAATGGAACTCTGCTGCAACAAATGCAACAGACACAAGAGCTGTAATTATAACTGGGGCACCAACTGCATCAAGACATATGGTTGTATCTACACCAGATAGACACTTAGTATTTTATGGAACAGAAACAACTATAGGATCACCTTCTACACAA